CATGAAGGTTCCTGCCACGCTTTCATTGATAAGAAGACTGGTGAAGTTTACAAACCAGCATCTTACAAGGCACCTGCTAAGATTGTGCGCTATCGTTTGCTTGAGATTGCATCGCGTCAAGAGTGCTTCAATCGCGCAGATTGGGCAGGTTCTTATCTTTATGTTCGCTGATTATGGATTACACTAAAGAGCAACTGATTGATGCACTTGTGGCAGAGTGGGACTATCTCTGCCATGATGATTATGATCCACAAGATCCAACACCAGAAGAATATCGTAAAGAGATGGAAGAACTTACAATCGAGCAATTGATTGAAGAAACATCAACTGGAGAGGGATACACTCTTGAAGAGTTTATGGGGAATTGGGTATGAATGTATCTTGTGATCGATGGGTTGTCTCATGGAAACGTGAGAAGAAAAATGGTTACTCTTCAACTCAACAAGTTGTAGTTTATGGAATTGAAAATGTTGAGCACGTCATCAACACAATGGTTCCAACAGATGAATGGAGTGTAACACCAGCATAAATTATGGGAAGACCCAAACTAATCGGACCATTGACTGCTTCTGAAACCATAAAGAAGAAGCAAAGAAAACAGTGGTATCTAAAACACAAAGAACTTAGCAAACAAAGAGCAGCAGAATCAAAGATTAGGACACAAGATTGGTTCAAATCAATCAAGTCTCAAGAAAAATGTTCTGAATGTGGACATTCTGTTTATGAAGACTTGGATTATCATCATAAAGATCCTTCCACTAAAATTACAACTGTATCTGATATGGTTGGAAGATATTCAAGAAAAAATATCTTAAATGAAATAAAAAAATGTAAAGTTCTATGTAAAAACTGCCATATGAAACATCATTACAATTATCCTTTTCATTGATGACTGCTAAAGAAAAACTTTTATTTGTATCATCGTTCATTTGGTTTCTACACTGGAGCACATGTCTAGCATCTACCATTCTGGATACGGTTATTCTAAGATCATCTGTGAGGATGTTACCTCTTGGTTTCTGAATAACTTTTTCCCACGCCACAAAATCTCCGTTGATATTATTCATCGTGGATTGAAAAGTGAACAAGTTGTTGGTTATTGTGATGTTGTGGGTCATAACTATCGCCCTCGTCATTTTATGATCGAACTTCAGACTGATATGAGTAAGGAAGTGTATATTAAGACACTTTTACACGAACTGACGCATCTGAAGCAGTGGGTAGAGGGTTCTCTGCATTTTCGGAGGGGAAAATTGTGTTATTCTACAGAACCAGTGGAAAATTGGTCTTATGAAGATCAACCACACGAAATTGAGGCAAGAGAAGAAGAATTAAGGTTATATGATTGGTATATGAGTGATACTTTTGGTGTGCCAGTTGGGAAAGTGGCGCAGAGGTTCTCCAATCGCCTCTGTGCTGCTGTATGATTACGGAGTAATCGCAAGAGACCAATGCTCAAAAAGCAAGTTCTAAAAGTTGTGGGTGAAACCGCAATGGGGGTTGACAACAAACTAAACCGTATGGAGAAGTTTGAAGTTTTTTGCCGAGTCTGTGATGGTCTACTGGACGATGGTAGAATCACCACAGCACAACATCTTGCCTGGACGGAGGTTTTCTGATGACACCTGAAGAACAGTATCGCTCACTTTACGAGGATATGTACTGCCTTTGTGAAAAACAAGGGTGGGGAGATCCTTTCAGTTATGCACGTTCGCGTGAAATTTATATGGCAGGGATTCTAGGGCATCGTATCGCTGATGATTACAGTGGTGCTGATGCTTTCGATCAAGATGGTGGCGCTGAGTATAAATCAACTATTGCAAATTCTATCAATGCAACGTATAATGGTATCAGTGTTCAAGACACTTGGGAAGAGCAAGAACGATACTTAGTAGAAGATAAGATTGGTAAGTATAAGAATCACTATTATGCACGATATGAAGGTGCTAAGATTGCAGAAGTATGGAAACTTAATTGTGATGATGTATTGTGTATTTTGATTCCAAAAGCAAAGAAACAATATCCTAAAAAGAAATCAGGTAATGCCAAAGATCCCCGTATTGGTGTTACAATATCTAAGAAGGAGATTTATGCCGTTGGTACTTGTATTCTAGGATAATTATGGACTCTAAAGAACTTATGTACTCGTCAGGTAACAATGATGAGTGCTATACGCCAGATTACGCTGTTACTCCCATCCTGAAGTATATTCCAACGGATGCAAAAGTATGGTGTCCATTTGATAAGGCAGAGAGTGAGTTTGTTAAGCAAATTTCACAGACTCACAGTGTTGAATACTCTCATATTGATGAGGGTAAAGACTTCTTTGCCTATGAACCTGTTCACTTTGATGTAATTGTATCAAATCCTCCATTCACAAACAAGCGTAAGTTCTTTGAGCGGGCATTGTCATTCAACAAACCATTTGCGTTGATTATGACTAACACTTGGTTGAATGATTCTGCACCAAAGCAGTTGTTCAAGGACAAGGATCTGCAACTGTTGATGTTTGACAAGCGAATGAAGTTTCATAGTCCTGATGGTAGATCGAATGATAAGATCACGTTTAGTAGTTCATACTATTGCTGGGACTTTCTACCAAAACAAATTATAATGGAGGAGTTGAATGTGCCAAAGAGCAAACTGGCACAGAAGACACGGAGTGAGGCAGTATTGCCTGTATGATTACTTCAGTTCAACCAAAAGCAATGAACGACCTTCTGACTGAAATCCAAGACACTCCTGGTGAGATCTTTGACATTCCTGAAATGCAAGATCTTTACAATGAGAAAAAGTTTGATCTTGAAGAGTATCTAAACTCGGATTACGACTACTAATTCCATTCATCATTTCATTTCACTTCATTTTCAGTTATGAACTCAAAGCAACTTGACGAACTCAAAGCAAACTATGCCTCTCTCATTGTTGATGGTATGGATATGACATCTCTTGAGCAATTTGCTATAGAGATGGTGGAGGAGAATATGAAAAATTGGACTGAAAATGATGTGAAGAGTGAGATTATGGATTTTTATGGTGAAGACACTTGGAATGATATGAGCAACTTTTCTACTAAAAGTGGTCAATATAGCATCAGTGAATTGGAAGCAACTGCCCCTGATTATGGAGTTGGTAAGTGAAAACCTTAATTATCGTTGGTGTTGGTATTCTTCTCTGGACTAACACATCTGCTCGTCAATTTATTGCTGACGGACTTTATCAAACTGCTGATTTTGTGCAACCGAAATGAAAAATACTCATCTGCAACATCCTGAAGATTCTATTCTAATGGGTGATCTGAGTGTACTTGATTGGTTCACTCAACCTGCAAATGTTTCCGTGAAGATTGATGGTGCTCCTGCAATTGTATGGGGTACTGATCCTGCTACAAAAACATTTTTCGTAGGTACCAAAGCAGTATTCAACAAAAAGAAACTGCGAATTGCACACTCTCACGATGAGATTGATCTACATTATGAGGGTGAAGTAGCAGACATTCTCCACGCTTGTTTTGATTGTCTGCCACGAACTGATTGTATCTTTCAGGGTGACTTTATTGGTTTTGGTGGTGATGACACTTACACACCTAATGCAATCACTTATGTTTTCCCTGATCTTGTAATTCAGAGTATCATTGTTGCTCCACATACAATCTATGTTGCTGAGAGTGATCTTCGTGATGCTATAGGATCTTGTATGATTCTTACACCTAAGAGCACTAAAGATGTGTTGTTTGTTCAACCTGAAGGATGGCAAGAAGATGATAAATTTGATGATATTGTGCGATTTGCACGTCAAATGTCAACTACGGTAGAATACGCCAAAACTAAGACACACGCACGAAAGATTGAGAAGGTTTTGAATACTTTCATTAAAACTGGTGCTGTGCTTGATCCAGAGGCATTGGCGGACGTTGCCGAGTGTGATTTGAACTTAATGCGTTTATGGAAACTTGTAAAGACGATTAAGGAGGATAAATTATCAATTTGTGCCACATCTGGTGGTCCTGCTGCATACTTAGGCAAACGATTCATTGATGCTGAGGGTTATGTACTAACAAATGACTTTGGTTCATATAAACTGGTGAAAAGAGAGTTATTCTCCCGATATAACTTCAAATATGGTAGGTTCTCTGTGCCAGTTGAGTAAGTGTCCACCTTGGCCGCGGCGATCACTTGATCTGCTCTATACTGACTTCAGTTCAAACAAAGGCAATGAACTTCACTCTCTCTGAATCTGGCGAATACGCCTCTGCATTTGATGTTGCCACTCAGGTTCTGATCCGTGCCCTGGTGAATCAGGGCAGAGAGTATATCACTCTCTGTGAACTTTACACCACACTGGGTGCTGAAACCAAGGCAGAGAAAACCTCTGTACGCTGGGCAGTGCGCCGTGCCAAGGATTCTAAGATTCTGAGGAAAACTGCGCGGCGTTCGGTTTATGAAGTGTGCCAGTAGACTAACTGGTACACTTGGCCGCGGCGATCGCGGCAATCACTGCTACAATTACATTGTTCAACCAAAGGATCTCAA